CAATATCCTGGGCACTGCAGTCTGTGGCCATAGCCTGGTCATTTGTGTGGGCACCGGAACAGGCTGGGCAGGTATCAAAGGCAATCGCTGCCCTCACGCCAATGTGGGGGTTCGCACTGGCCGTGCTGGGTATTAGCGTCCATAAGCGCAGCCAGGACAAACAAGTATCCGCTGGGCAGCAGCCAGGTGGCGGAATCATTCAGGCATTAACAACGAGGCTGCAGGGTGGCAATAAGACGAGCGGCAAAGATTGACGAGAACCAACCCGCACTGGTGGAGCTGATACGGGCCATGGGTGTGAGCGTAGCCATTACCAGCGCCGCCCACGATGGCTTCACCGACCTGGTTGTCGGATTTGGTGGTGTGACGGTACTGGTAGAGGTCAAGGACGGAAGTAAAGAGCCTGCAAGGCGTAAGCTGACCCCGCAGCAGGTAACCTTTCACGGATCATTCAAGGGAGCCATAACGGTAATCGAGAATGAGCAGCAGGCTGTAGAGCTGGTGAACAGGCTCAAGAAAGTGGCAGCGTTAACGAGGACAGACTGGAATGTGGGAGCGACAGCGTATGCCTGATGGTCAAGGTGGCAATAGTATTTTGAAAGCACTGTTCGACGTGGGCTTTGGGTATATCTGGTTTGCGCTTCTCGCATTGTGGGGGGGGACCGTGAGCTATATCAGCCGTGTTCGTCGTGACAACGCACCGTTCAGTTTCGTGGAGCTGGTGGGGGAATGGACCATATCAGCGTTCGCCGGGATTATGACGGCACTGATATGCCAGGAACTGGAATTCAGTTTGATATTAACCGCAGCGTTGGCCGGGATCAGTGGCCACATGGGCGGCAGAGCCATTTACATGCTAGAGCAGTTTGTGTGTAAGAAGATGGGACTGCCAATGACCAACCGAAGGTATGACGATGAGCCGAAAGGCCGGGACAAGTAGAGGTCTATATGAGCGGTAAGGCCGGTTACACGACAATCACACGATCTGACGGCACTGTTTTGAAGCTGTCCAAGCAGCAGGCAGAATTCGCCAGGCTGTTTGCTGTTTCCGGTGACGCCACCAATTCCCGCCTTCAGGCCGGCTATGCTGACCACAAGGCCAACGTCAACGAGGCATACAAGCTACTGCAGAACGCGAAGGTCCAGCAGGCCGTTGAGCATTACAAAGCGCAGGCAGCCAAGAAGCTGGATATCAGCGAGAACCGGATACTGGCAGAAATGGCCGCCATGGGCTTCAGCAACGTGGCCAACCTGTTCAACGAGCATGGAGGACATAAGCGCCTTCAGGATATGGACAAGGCAACGCAGCGGGCCATAAAGAAAGTAAAGACTCGCCGGTACCTGGAGAGAACCGGGCCGGAAGCCGAGGACATGGAAGAAGTGGAAATCATGGAAATCGAGATGCACAACAAACTGCCCGCCCTGCAAAAGATTGCCGAGATCAAAGGCATGACCGCGCCAAAGGATGCCGATCAGCACCGCCCGGTGAACGTGAACGTGAACATCAATGGCGAAGGGGTGAAGGTAACCGATGATCGCAGTTGACGACGACCTGGACATTATCGACAGCGAACACCGGATAGAGCCGGTGAACGTCCAGTTGCCGCACCTGTATTCCGCCCGCCCGTATCAGGCCGACCTTTTCCGCGCCAAGTTTGAGGAAAAGAAGCGCCGTTTCGCTGTGGTCTGGCACCGCCGCGCCGGCAAGGACAAAACCTATTGGCAGATCGCCGTTGCCGCAACGCAAGAGCGCGTTGGTAGCTATTGGTACATGCTCCCGAAAAGCACGCAGGCCCGTAAGGCAATATGGAAGGGCCGTGGAAAAGATGGCCTTCGCTTCTTGGATCACATACCGCAGGAAATCATTGCCAGCGTCAACAACACCGAAATGTACATTGAGTTCACCAACGGCTCATTGCTGTACGTTCTGGGCTCTGACAGCTACAACCACCTGGTGGGCAACAACCCGCTGGGTGTGGTCTATTCCGAGTGGAGCCTGTGCGACCCTGCCAGCTGGGACTACATACGCCCGATTTTGGCTGAGAATGGTGGCTGGGCCATGTTCTGTTACACGCCACGGGGAAGGAATCACGGATACACGCTCCTGGAGAACGCCAAGAAGTTTCCGGACCGCTGGTATGTGTCTGTGCTGACCGCCGAGGAAACCAGAGACAATGATGGCAATCCGATAATTACGCCCGAGATTATTCAGGAAGAACGCGACGAGGGTATGACCGAGGATATGATTCAGCAGGAGTATTACTGCAGTTTCGATGCAGCGATACCCGGCGCCTACTTCGGTAAAGAGGTCAGGGCAGCGTATGAGGACGGCAGGGTGTGCCGTGTGCCGATTGAGAAATCCCTGCCGGTCTACACCTTTTGGGATTTGGGAATCAGTGATGATATGGCCATCTGGCTTATGCAGCCCTACGGCAAAGAGCTTCGGCTGATTTCCTGCTACTCCAACAGTGGCGAGGGCATGGACCATTACATTAACTGGCTCCATGAGTTTGCCGGCAAGCATGGCGTCCGTTACGCCGAGCATTACGCGCCCCATGATATTGAGGTTCGGGAGCTGATGTCCGGGGAAAGCCGCCGCGACACTGCCAAGAAGATGGGGATCGACTTCAAGACTGTCCCCCGGGTGGCGCAGAAGTCTGACAGCATCAACGCCCTGAGAACCATATTCCCGCGCCTTGCGTTTGATAGTGTCCGCTGTGAGCATGGTCTGAACGCCATAGCCAGCTATCATCGTGAGTATGACGAGAAACGAAAGACCTTTAAGGCAAAGCCAGAGCATGATTGGTCATCAAACCTGAGTGATGCACTTCAGCAGCTGGCCATGGCCTGGAAGGATAAGTTACCCAAGAAACCAAAGAGCCAAGCCAGGCCGGTGCCAGGCGGCTGGATGGGCGCGTAGGAGATAGATCATGTTGCCAGGCAAAGAACCGATAAAGACCCGCGAGGGTGACAGCCAGGAAGAAATGCTGAAGGAGATCCGGGAGCGTGCGGACTATGCCAAGACGGCATGGCAGCACAACTTCGACGCCGCGCAGGAGGATATCAAGTTTCTGGCGGGTGAGCAGTGGCCGGACTACATCAAGCAGCAACGGGAACTGAAGCAGCGCCCGTGCCTGACCCTTAACAAACTGCCTCAGTACGTTGACCAGGTGTTGGGTGACCAGCGCCAGAACCGGCCAGCGATTCATGTGCATCCGACTGAGGCCAACATTGCCGGCGCCGGGGAGGACGAGCCGCAGAAGCTGCCCAACCTGACCGGCAAGGTGAATTACTCGCTGGCGGAAGTGTACGAGGCCCTGATTCGCAACATCGAGTACACCAGCAAGGCCGAAGCGCACTATGACACGGCATTCCAGCACGCCGTTGAAGGTGGTTTTGGCTGGTTGCGCGTGCTGACCAAGTATTCCACCGACGATGCCTTTGAACAGGATCTGTGCATTAAGAGCATTCACAACCGTTTCGCGGTGCTGATGGACCCGGACGCCGTGGAGCCGGACTATTCCGACGCCAACTGGTGTTTCATTGGTGAGCGGATGCGTAAGAAGGAGTTTGAAAAGCGGTATCCCGATGCCGTCCGCGGTGATCTGATCGACGCTGACCGTGGTGAGTATTCCTGGTGGGTGAGCGAAGAAGGCGTGCGGGTGGCGGAATACTTCTGGCGTGAGCCAAAGAACCGGACCTTGCTGCTTCTGAGTGACGATCGTGTTGTGTGGGAGGACGAGGTAAAGAACGTCCTGGACGAGCTGAAGGAGATGGGCGTTACCGTTGCCCGGACCCGGAAAGTGAAAACCTACGTGGTGAAGTGGGCCAAGGTCACCGCCTACGAGATCCTGGAAGGCCCGGTAACCTGGCCAGGCCGGACCATTCCCGTGGTCCCTGTGCTGGGCAAGGAAATGACCATTGGCGACAAGACTTCCTATCGTGGCCTGATCCGGTACGGGAAAGACGCCCAACGTATGCACAACTTCTGGATGACGGCCGCAACGGAGAAGTCCGCCCTGGCGCCCAAGGCACCGTGGGTAGCCGATGCTGAATCCATCGAGGGATATGAACAGGAGTGGGAGAGCGCCAACGTCGATAACGCCAGCGTGCTGAGATACAACGCCCGCGCCGATATTCCGCCACCGCAGCGCAACCAGGGCACGCCGATGCCCACGGCAGAGCTGCAGATAGCCATGAGCTTCACGGATGAGATGAAGGCCACCATTGGCCTGTACGATGCCAGCGTAGGCGCACAGGGCAATGAAACCAGCGGCAAGGCCATACTGGCACGACAGCAACAGGGTGACCGGGGAACTTTCGCCTACATCGACAACCTGAGCCGTGCCATTGCCCGTGTCGGGCAGATCTGTATCGAGCTGATCCCGAGGGTATACGACAGTGAGCGCGTTATCCGTGTGCAGTTTGAGGACGGCACCGGTGACTGGCTCCGGATCAACCAGATGGTGATGGACGAGGAAACCGGCAAGCCCGTGCTGGTTCACGATATCGCGCAAGGCAAGTTCGATGTGACCGTGAAGGCAGGCCCTGGGTACCAGACACAACGACTGCAGGCAGCTGACAGCCTGATCCAGTTTGCTCAAGCGGTACCGTCTGCAGCTGGCGTGCTGGCGGACCTTATTGCCAAAAACATGGATTGGCCGGGAGCTGACGAGATCAGCAAGCGCCTGAAGAAGATCCTGCCACCGGGCATACTAGACCAGGACGAAATGGACGAACTGGATATCCAGCCACCGCAGCCGACACCAGAGCAACAGGCCGAAATGGCCAAGGCTGAAGCTGATATGGCCGGCGCCGAGGCAGACAAGGCCAAGGCAGAAGCAGACACCGCCCGTGCGCAAGCTGATATGGCCAAGGCCGAGGCCGACACCGCCGAAGCCCGCGCCAAAATGGCCGAGATTGAACGGGATGCTATGCTGGCAGGACCAGGCTCCATTGAAGAAACTGTGCGCAACCTGGTAGCTGAAGCCATGGCCGAGATCATGGCGCAAGGCCAGCAAGGCAGCGAAGTTGCTGTTAATGCCTGATAACAGGCTATAATGTGACCACAAGCTACCTGTGGCTTATCACAGGGGATAAATCCGCGAAGGAGACAACGCGACATGGCAGAAGAAGCCAAGACACCTGAGCAAGAAACCGAAAGCTACGAGGTTTTCGTTACCGAGGCCGTTGGGGACCAGCCGGAAGGTGGTACCCAGGAAACACAGGGTGAAGGATCGGCCAAAGCCCAAGACGAGGGAGAGGGCCAACAGGAGGGCCAGGACGTTTCAGCGGAAGAAGGCAAGGATGAAGCCGATAAGGAAACCGCCGACAATGCCGGCGAGGTACAGAAGCCAAAGGGCAAAGCCCGGAATTCGTACCAGAAGCGCATTGACCGTTTGACCAAGAGAGCGAAAGAGGCAGAGGACGAGCTGAAGCGTATTCGCAGCCAGGGCAAGCAGCCAGAGGGCGACGACAAGCGTATCAGCGACACCGGGACCGACGAACCGGACCCTTCAGACTTCGACAGCTATGACGATTACCTTGATTCACTGGCAGATTGGAAAGCCGGACAGAAAAAGGGGAAAGGGGCTGGCGATGGGAAAGACAAGGGCACCGACGACAACGCGAAGGACCAGGACCAGGAAGAAGATACGGAATACACCGAGGCACTGGAGGACGTGACAGAAGCGTTTGACGAGAGCCGCGAAAAGTATGACGACTTCGATGATGTGGTGACCGCACCTGACGTGCAGATCACCAAGGATATGGTCAAGGCCCTGGCGGAATCAGAAAACCCTGGTGACGTGGCCTACTATCTTGGCAAGCACAAAGACGAGGCCAGCCGTATTGCTGGTTTGTCGCCACTGGCACAGGCCCGAGAAATCGGGAAGCTGGAAGCCAAAGTGGCAAACATGAAACCGCCCGGTAAAAAGACAACCCAGGCGCCTGACCCAATCGAGCCCGTGAGGGGTAGCGATTCATCCTCGAAAAGTGCAGCCGATATGGACTTTTCCGAGTATGAGCGCACCATGAACGAGCGGGAGCGAAACGGCAGGGGCTTTTGGTAACTGACTAGGAGTATTGAGCCATGCCGCAACTCAACGGTGAAAAAGGTAACCGTCTGCTGACGGACGACATTATTGTGAAGGAGGCGTTGCGCCTTCTGAAGAACAACCTGGTGGCCGCACCGCTGGTACACCGTGACCTGGAACGCCGCTTTGCAAAGGTGGGTGACTCCATTTCCCTGCAAAAGCCTTTCCGCACCAAGACTGCTTCAGGCCGTGTGTTGCAGAAGCAGCCCATGACTGACCTGAGCATTCCGTTCAACATCAACCGCCAGGAACATTTCGGCCTGGAAGTCACCATGCGTGACCGGACCCTCAGTGTTGAGCAATTCAGCGAGCGTTACCTGAAGTCTGGCATGATCCAGATTGCCAACGTCATTGACCGTTCGATCCTGCTGACCGCGAAAGAAGCGTTTTTCAGCTCCGGCACGCCCGGTACCGCCATCAATCTCAAGAATTTCCATCTTGCGAAGGCGTACATGGGCCAGGTGGCTGTTCCCGATGATGGGATGCGCCGTTGTATCTTGAACATGCTGGATGCGGCTGAAGTCTCTGACGCAATCAGCAACAAGAACAACGAAATGCTGGTGAAGGGCGCCATTCAGAAAGGTTACATGGGGCCGCTGGCCGGCTTCGACCTGTTTGAATCCGCTAACCTGCCGACTCACACCGTGGGTGCGTATGGTGGCACGCCGCTGACTGCAGGCGCAGATCAGACCGGCGACACCATTCAAACCGATGGCTGGGACGCTGGCGTAACCGGCCTGCTGAAAGCTGGTGACGTGATTACTTTTGCTGGAGTGCATGAGATCAACCCGCAGAACTATTCATCCACTGGCCGCCTGAAGCACTTTGTTGTGCAGGAGGACGTTGATTCAGACGCTGGCGGACTGGCTACCATCAAGATCAGCCCTGCTATCAACGATGGCACCGGCACCACCACCAACCAGGAAGGCGACACTATCAGCACCAAGGCATACCAGAACGTGGATGCCGCACCTGCTGACAACGCCGCCATTACTGTGATGGGCACAGCGGACACCACGTACCGTGAAAACTTCCTGTTCCACCGTGATGCGATTGCCCTGGCAATGGTTGACCTGGAACTGCCGCAGTCTGCCACTGTGAAGTCTCGAGTTCGTGATCCGGATTCCGGCCTGTCCCTGTCCATGACCGGGGCATACGATATCAACGAGCAGTCAGAGATCACGCGGATTGACGCCGTTTGGGGTGCGCACATGATTTACCCTGAGCTGGCACACCGCATGTGGTCAGCTGAAGGCTGATTGGTAGGTATCAGCAACGAGTAAGGGCCCGGCACCAGTCAGGCCCTTACTTTTATCCCGCCTGGAGACACCGAAATGACTGAAGAAGCCCAAAAAACCCGCACCTGGATCTATCACGCCGACAAGAAGCCCAAGCTGGTGAACGTCACTGCCGAGGAACTGGAAGCCCTGGAAGCCGATGGCTGGCAGGATTCGCCTGCAGAGCAAAACGACCAGGTTGAAAGCAATGACCAGGAGCGCGATGAACTGCTGGAGCGCTTCAACGAGGAACCCGCCGACTTGACCAAGGATGAACTGGTGAAGCTGGGCCGGTACCTTGGCGTGAAGATGATGAAAGCCTGGAAAGAAGAAACCCTGATCGAGAAGGTCCGCAGCGGCCTGGAGTAAAGCGCCATGGCAACCACGAAGCGATTGGTTGAAAGCGCACTGCGAAGCATAGGCGTCCTGGCCAGCGGGGAAGAAGCACAGCCCGCTGAGTTACAGGACGCTTTGCTGTATGCCAAGCAGATGCTGGACAGCTGGACCAACGAAACCCTGCTGGTGCCCGCCCTGGTGCATGAGCAATTCGACCTGGTAGAGCAGAATTACTTTACGATCGGTCCCGGGGGAGACTTCGATACCGTCCGGCCAACCGTGATTGAAAAGCTGAATATCCGGGAGGCGTCCGGGCATTCCGTGGCTGTGGAGATTGTCGGGCTCAATACGTGGTCCGATATCCCTATCAAGAGCAACGTGCAGTCATTCCCGCGCTATGCCTATTACACGTCCGATAACCCGCTAGGCATTCTGAGGTTCAGCGCCGTGACCGCAGCCGGCAACAAGCTGGTGATGGTTAGCTCAAAGCCGATTCAGGATCTTCCGGCACTGACCGCTGAAGTGGAGTTCCCGCCAGGGTATGATCGGGCCATCCGCCTTGGCCTGGCGTTGGAGCTGGCGCCGGAGTACGGCAAACAGGTGGATCAGGTGATTGCCGCGCAGTATTCACAGGCCCGTAAGGTGCTGAAGCGC